GGTGCCCCCTAGCCTCCTTAAACCGTTTACGTATTTAATTTTCCAAGCAACTTCTCAACTACTTCTTTGTGCTTATTGATTACGTTTGTTTTACCTTTAAACCAATGGTAAACCGTCATACGTGTAACTTTTAAAAACTCAGACACATCTACAACCGGAATGTCGTTCTTGATGCAGATCTGCCCAAGTTGTACTCCTAACTTAGTTTGATCTGCTTCATTCACGGCTTTGATGAACTTGGTGGTGTATCCACGTGACATAACAACCTCCCGTTAGTCGTCCCACTCTTCAAGGATCTTGTTGAGATCCTTCTTCGGTGCAGGGGCTTCTTCCTTCTTGCTTGCACGTTTGGTAGGCTCTTCTACGGCTTCGGCTTTCACTTGGGGGGCTTCCTCTTTTACTGTTTCCTGAGCGGGAACTTCTGAGTCTACACCATCAACCTGAGCAACCGTCATGGTAATTGCCTTGATTGCATCTCCGGTTTTACCCTTACCCAAAGCGGTATTGAACTCATTGGTCTCCAAGAACCGTACTGGCTTGAAAGTCAATTTCGGAGTGGCACTGTTAGTGTCAAAGCGCATCTCGGTAACAACAGACGTGATGGGTACGCCCTTACTTCCAATCATCTTGGCGTATGTCTGTAAAGGCCATTTGCCCGGCTCGCCCTCGCCAAAGATTGACTGGCTTGGTAGGGTAAGTTGGTATACGTCACCATTAATATCGTTCTCAAGCACAACTGCTAGACGCTGAGAGAAACGGCACGCACGGCTGTCACCCTGACCGGAACCCTTGATGTTCTGAGGGCAGTCTTTACAGGTCTTGGCCTGTGGTGCTTTTGCTTTTGCATCGGGTACTTCGCCATCAGCAGACCAACAATCGGGGGCAGATGCTACGCCCTTCTTGTATACACCTGCATAGAATGTGCGGGATACCTTTGGTGCGGCGGCAACGATAACAACATTCATCACCCGCTCTTCATTACGGGCAACTTCTTTGCCGTTAACCATCATGCGCCATACACCACCCTCGATGGAAATACGCTTCGTACCACCTCCGCCACCCATAAGGGCTTTGGTCGTCTCATCTATCTCAACTTCGCGCAAGTGCGCAGGTAGGTTTTGATTCAATAATGCTAAGTCACTCATGTTTTTCTCCTTATAGAGATTGTGTATTTGCTATCCACATTTAGCCCCGGTGGAAGCAAATCGGGGTTTTCTTCAAGGAACGTAGCCATATTGGTCTGCGCAATGCGCTTCTCTAACAACTCCGGCATTTGGTGTTCCAATAGAAACTTGTGAAACGAGTGCCAATCGTTTGTCCAAAACCTTTTTGAGACACGGCGACTTACCGTACCAAACTCGGTCTTGAATCCGTCAGCACCCATTGTTTTGCAGACATCGAGAAGTTTCTCGCTAATCATTTCTTGCGATTCTTCTAACTCTTTGTCTTGCGCTTCGTACTCATCCGTGAGTTGCTTGCGCCTATCGCGGATTTTGATGTACGCCTTGACCAACTTATCGGCAGACACATTGTCCATTTTCACTCTCCATATAGTTATGTTTGATAATACTAATCATAATGTTTTACTCTGTCAAGCCTCCTCTAATAAATTTTTATAAAGGTCTACTACCCTAGTATGAATATCGACTTTCGCTTCGAGCATTGCATACATTCTTTTCTCAACGTGAGATCCCTGAAGATGTACTACGGTGCAAGGATTACGCTGACCGGCCCGGTGGACACGTGCGTTCGCCTGTAAATAAGTTTCTACAGACATGACGGGCGACCAATACACCACCACGTTTGCAGCGTGCAAAGTAACTCCATGAGATGCCGCCTGCGGTTGAATGACAAGCACCTTGGGATCTGCTTCGGTTTGGAATCGGTTAAAGATTTCCGTGCGCCTGTTGACTGGTACAGCACCATTAATAATTTCTGAGGTGTATCCGTCTTTGATAAGTTCTTCGTGGACGATCTGAATAGCATGACGGTACGGCACAAATACAATCACCTTGTGTGATGCCTCGTCTATAACTTCTTTTAGGGCGGCTAGTCGATTGGAAGCATCAAAGGCTATGATCTCTCCACTATCCGAATAGACCGCGCCCCCTGACAGTTGTAGTAATTTGTTAAGGTTTGCTGCTGCATTTACCGTAGTAATTTCCTCGCCTGCCGCTGTTGCCACCATATGTTTACGGATAGTCTCGTAGTACTTCTCTTGTTGGGGGGTCAGGGGTATCTTCCGAGTTACGTATGTCATGTCCGGTAGATCAAGGCACTCTTCCTTCGTAAACCGGATAGCGGGTTGCAAGACTTGATGAATGATGTCCTCTGCGCGGGGGCGAGGAACCCACTTAAACTGCGTGATCTTTTGCATCACCTGATCTTTAAACGAACCAAAGAATCGTGGCACGCTTGATGGGTTGACTATCTTTGCAAGCCCATACGCATCGGTAGGTGCTTGAGCCGCAGGGGTTCCCGTTAGCATCCACACCCACGTGCTAGGTTTGATAATTGAGTTCAGCGTTTTCCAACGCTTTGTTGCTACCGTTTTGTACGCATTTGCTTCGTCAACTACGATCAAATCAAAATCACTTTCGTTGACTGCATCCTTGACAATCTCAAGACCATCAAAGTTACATATCACAAACTCAGCGTTAGACTTCACCGCTTTGATTCGTTTGTCTCGTGAGTAACTGTGTGCGACCTGCACCGTGCGATGCATAGCGAATCTGAATAAGTCATTGACCCACGCAGACTCCATGATTGACAACGGGCATAGCACTAGCACACGTTTAATCATTCCCAACTTCATCAGGTAGTCAGCCGCCCATATCACGCTACCTGTCTTGCCTGTACCTTGCTCGTTAAAACAGAACGCACGGCGATGCAACGTGAGAAACTCTGCGGTAGTTTTTTGATGATCAAACGGTTTGTACAGACCGGGCCAATCGTAATGCGCAATGATGGGTGAGGGCACGTTCCGAATACGCAAGTTCTTTAACACCTGCGCTTCTTCAAGCCCCCACTTCACTGCTACTTCACCACTATCAAGCACACGGCTTTTTGGTATCACCGTGGTAATTCTGTTTGGTTCTTTTACTTTCAACAGCAGAACCTTATTATTTAATATCTGCAATTCACTCTCCACAAAGACGCCGATAGGCCGAAAGTGATGTTTTCACTTTCCGCCCGAAAAACTACGACTACTGTAAAACTGATTCTACTACTTCTTACGTTCTTTTTTGCTTGTTTCTGATACGAGTTTACCCTGAGAATTACGCTTGAACGAACGATTCTTTGCAGGGGTAGTTACATAAACCCCGTGCTTGTTTGAACCGCCGTTGCTTAACGCTTTCTTGTGGGCTACATCCTTACCTTCACGAGCGTCGGCTTTGCCGTTCCCGTTAGCATCTTTACCGTCTTTATCTAATTTACGACGGGCACGTTGCCGTTCCATACGATTATCGTGCTCGCCCCGAGCCTTCTGCATCTGATACTCATGCTTGTAAGGGCGTGGCGATTTAGTGTACGGCATCAGTGATTCTTCCCATTGTGTATGCAGTTAACTACCGCACAATACTGTCTGCAAGAGAAGTTAGGTTTGGGATTCCAAACGTCGTTCTCATAGGCGGCTTCCAACTGCTTGGTTTCATTTAGCCATTTTACCCACGGTTCGGCCTGTTGGCTACCCTCATAATTAACCTTCACAAAGTCATTGGCTACGAGAAACAATAGCCCACCCTTAATAAGTTTGATTTCAGGGCGGTGTTTGAATAGCGCCAAGGACAGTATCTCCAACTGCTTGGTATCGGCATAGCGGGACGATTTACCCGTCTTGTAGTCTACAAGATACGCTTTTTCATCTTTTACAATTACTAGATCCGCTACCCCTCTCCACCAAACATCTTTAGAGAAGAAGTCACATGGCTCTAGGTCCCGAGTCAATCCCATGCGGTATTCGCATAAAAACTCCCCACCATCACCTAATGCCTTTAGGAGATCAAGAGAGTTCTTTATGAAAGAAAATTGAGGAGGTAAGGGAATTTCCTTACCAATGTAAAACTCAGCCGCCTCGTGCAACTGCTTGCCGTACATCAGGGCATCGGTTTCAGGCTCTTTATGATCCTTCACCACCCGTAGGTGGTAGTACTTTTTAGGGCACTGTTGGAATAAAGAGAGGGACGAGTACGACCAAGTGTATGGTTTCATTCGGGTATGTGGCTGTTGATAGCCGCCTTCATCATTCGCATCTCGACTATAACAAACTCCACCTTACCCGCCGCTTCTGCAAACTGCTTTTTGTTAATCAATTCCGTGATTTCTTTGAGGTGCTTTTTTGCCTCAAGTTCGTGACAAGCGTAATCAAGTTTCACCATAACTCTCTCCGTATCCTACTTCACAGTTTAAAGGTAGATCTTTACACCAATCGGGTCGCCAACGCATACATTCTTCCACGTATTTTACCGCTTCTTCGCGCTCGTCCACGGGGGCTAAACACGCCACAGCGTCATGGACTGTCAAGACCACTTTGTACTTATTGCCGATTTTTAGCATCTGCTCCGCTATGATGCACCGTGCCACGGCTTGACATACGTTCTCAATGATCTTGCCGCCGTAGATTTTGGTGAATCCAGCCCTAGTCTTATAGGCATATTGATCTTCTGAATCCTTGGATAACTCGGGGTATCGTAGATACAGCCCGGACGGTAGGCGAATTCCGGCACGTCCCTCGACACCAACCACATCGGGGTATTTACCAATAGGGGCGGCGCGATCCGCGAGAACCGCCTCAAGGGCGTTGTGGGCTTGCTTCCATAGGGTAGGGATCGCAGGGTAGGTTTCTCGGTAGACTTTAATGATTCGCTTTGACTCGTCCTCGTCAACCTCAACCCCAAACACCTTAAGTTGAGCCTGAAACTTAACCGCGCCCATTCCGTATCCCGCGCCAAGGATCGTTGTCTTACCAACGAATCTTTCTTCCTTTGTAATTTCTTCGATAGGTTTGACATAAATAGCCGACGCCATGATTTTGTATACATCTTCGCCCTTCTCAAATGCCTCCACCAAGTCGGTCTGCCCCGCCAACCATGCCACGGTACGGGCTTCGATCTGTGATGAGTCCGCATCAATTAACACATAGCCATCCGGAGCGCAGATAGAAGTTTTTAATTTACCTGCGTTCTGACCACGAGCCGGTAAATTTTGCAGGTTTACCTTATCGTCCCCACCCCACCTACCCGTATGGGCGGCATAGTATTTGATGGGTACTGGGAGTTTGCCCCTTTGGGAGATACCGGAAAATCTGCCGCCTACGCAGACACCAAACAGTTAGAAATCCTGTCCTTGGCTATCTTTAAGCACTTCCCAAAGGTCAAAAAGGTCAAGGCAGGGCTACTTTTTGTGGTGGCAAACGACTTTGTAAAGGCTAAATATGATGCAGATCAGTCGCATACTTATTGGTTAAAATGGATCGAAGATACGAATCGATTGGAAAAAGCAATCGAACTGGACGTATGGAATCCCCGACCAAATTTCACTTGCAAAAATTTCTGCGCTGTGAAAGACTGTGCCCATAACGGAAAAGGTGAGTACCGCTAAATGCCTTACAAGAACAAGTCAGACCGCAACTATGACCGGGAGTATGCCGAGTATCAAGGCACGCCTGAGCAGAAGAAAAATCGTGCACTGCGCAATAAAGCACGGCGGGATGCTATTCGGGACGGTAAGGCAAGTAAAGGCGACGGTACAGACGTACACCACACCAAAGCAATATCCAAGGGTGGGGCAAAGAGCCGCACTAAAGTAGTACCTGCATCAACAAATCGGTCTTTTGACCGGGATGCAAAACGTGGTATGGTTTCAGAAGTAAGTCCGCGAGAGCGGAAAAAGAAGTAATTTAGTTTTACAAAGTAAAGTTTTCGAGGCTGAAAGTGGACAGACCACTTTCGGCCTATCGGCGTCATGGAGAGATGAGTGCAAATAGTTGAAAACAAGGCGTTGCTGTTAAGGGTCAGAGAACCTAGCCGCATCACCACGGTAATACCGAAAAGCAAGATCCTTGATTCAGGCGAAGTGCTAGTCAAGTGGGGGTTGGAAGAAGCACAGGTGCTCAAGAATTTGCGCATCAAGAACGTGCCATCCCCCATCCAAGCGGCATACGACTGGCCCGGGTTATATCGTCCGTTCTCCCATCAACGGGACACGGCATCGTTTCTAACCCTACACCGCAGGGCTTTCTGTTTTAACGAGCAGGGCACAGGTAAAACGTCGTCCGTAATTTGGGCGGCAGACTACCTAATGACGCAGAACGCCATCAAGCGGGTGCTTGTGCTTTGCCCTCTATCCATTATGCAGTCGGCTTGGGAAGCGGATCTTTTTAAGTTTGCTATGCACCGCTCATGCGCCATAGCCCACAGTTATAGCAAAGACAACAGGATCAAGGCAATCAAGAGCGAGGCTGAGTTTGTCATCATCAATTACGATGGCTTGGAGATTGTCAAAAACG